GCAGAATGATGCCCTACGGGGATTTCCAACCTTTTTGCTTGGTGCTTTAAGGTCAGATCCAGGATTTGCTCTCTCGTAAGACTTTCTACCTTTTTCGTTAAGTCCACCTTCTTTGTTCTGCCCTGATTTTTTGGTCCAGGCAGCACCTTCTTCTAGCTCCGTTTCCTCTCGTTTGATGGATCTTATTGGGACAGCGAAACGATCCCATGCTTTTTCTCCATAAGAACATTCATCTCTAGTCTCAGGCTTTTGACAGAGTTTGCAAAAACGCTTTTCTTCTTTTTGCTTGTCTTTGACAGCCTCAGCAAGATTTTTAATTTCTCCGTATGTTCTCATGATAAACGACGAGGGTTTACCTTTTTATTTAGTTATCTACGAGAATGAGATTGAATGTTGAACTGATTTGAGTTCCAGCACCATTGAATGCCTGAACTTCAATGTCTACTTTCTGGTTAAACTTTAGTGGAATAGAATAGTTCTTTACATGGAAACCACCCGATACTGACATAGTATCTGATGTTGTCATCACAAATCCATTGACTGGCAATCTGGTTCTCAAGAAAGCAGATGTTGATGTATTGTAATCTGCTGCTCCAATAGTCCACTGTGTTAGATATGCTGTCTTACCAGCAGGCACTGTATACAAAGATAGCATAGTTTGACCAAAACCAATATAGTTAGTTCCAGTTCCATCACCACCAATTTGTGCTAGGACTGTGCCTCCTCCTGATGCTGCGGTGCTGATAACAACATCACCTCTATTGTATCCATCAGAACCAGCTTCAGTAATAAATGCTCTGTAAACTCTCAAGAATGTTTGTATAGAAGCAGCATCATTAACTGTAACTTCTTCCTCAACCAAATTGTAATTAATATCCAATCCTTTGATTGTTATTTTTCTAGCTCCAGTTCCAGTCAATCCATCAGCAGCATTAGCAGAATAAACATAAACTGCTGTAGCAGATGTTAGATATTCGTAGATACCACCACGATCCCAAATAGTTTCAATACTTGTAGCGACACTTGGATTTCTACCGAACTTTTCAATAGAGGAATAACCTTCTAATTGTCCAGCAGCAATCGGGATGTTAGCAGCGGATCCATAACTATTCAGTGGGTTGCCGTCTTGGTCGGCAAGCATCACTACCTCAAAATTTGTTGTGTCCTGAACCCTATAAGATTGGGTTGATTTATTCCACTGTGCCATTAGATTTCTACTGGATCGTTATTTACGTCGTGGCGCTGATATGGCGCTGGTGTTCTAATAGTATTGTCATAGTTCCTAGCTTGGAATGTGCCAGGAGTTCTTACAGCATTTAGATAGTCATGAGCGACATAATCGCCATTCCAATCTTGATAAGTCACAGTGCTCCAACCCTCAGTGCCAGAAAACTGATTTACAGTTGTACTAGCAGGTTGAGGGGATACGATAGTATTATTATAGTCGTATCTAACGTATGCCATTTAGATTACACCTCTGACTTATTTATCGTTTGCCACCACCCATCTGTTTCAGCATCTTCTGAAGTTCTGCAGTGCTACCGACAAACATAGCGTTGTTTGTAACCTTGGTTGGACCTTTCTTTTCTTCGTCAAGATCCTTCATCTTCTTATGTAGGTCTTGGAGTTTCTCAGTCATGTCTGCAACGTGCTTCATTGCCGCTACAGCGACCTCGTATGCTCTAGGGTGCCCTGATTCTTGAGCGACCTCTAAGGCGCCGTTAACCGCCTCCTGGCCCTTGTCTATGAGTGAGTATAACTCACCCCTGGTATATTCATAATCCTTCTCACGATCGTCCTTATCTATCTCTGGTAGTTTTGGTTTTGTTGGTTTACTTTCCTCAACTGGTTCAACACTAATATTGAGGATATCTTCCATATTTTCTTCTAGTTTCATAAGTATTTAATCCCTTCATTAAATCCAAAATCATCATCTGCTGTTAAGATTGCGTCATCTTGTGCGTCAATATCTCCATCACCATCAAGATCAGTAACTGCTTTTGGTGTATAAGTTCTTTCAATTGTTCTTCTATTGACGTTAAGATCGCCAATTGTTTCATAAACAATTGCTTTTTTAATAATATCAGATTGACTGTAAGGTCCGTAGAAATAAGTTTTAGCAGTAAAGTTTAAAGTGTATACAATATATCTTCTTTGTAAAAAACTATCGTCCCATTCATCTTCATAGTTGATATTGTTTAATACAATTGCAACATCTCTTTTTTCATCCATGTCTGGAATCATATTAAGAGTAACAGAAAAAGAAGGTTGGAAATATGGTAAAATTTGTTCTATAATTTGTAAAGCATCATCTTGTGACTTTCCAATAATACCAAGTTCAAAACTCATATTATAAGGGACAGGAACATATTGAACCTTGACTTCATTACCATTGTCATCAATGATTGATTTATATTTTTGAATTGGTGAAGTTTTACGAACTGAATCGTAATCAATCCCTGTCATCTCAAAATATAAACGTGGCAAAGTAATTGCAACTTTTCTGCCAACATCTGGATTTTGTTCTAGTCTAGTAAGAAACTTTTGCTTTGGACCATATGCCAAAGGAACTTTTTCTTCTTCTAAAACTTCACCAGTTTGTGGATCTTTTTTCTTTAAAGTAATATTATTGAAGAGAGTGCCAAAAGCAATAATATTTTTGCGAGTAATTTCGTTATAAAAATGTGACCCTAACATTAGATACTACCTGTAAAATTTCCAAACTCACCAAATGGATTTACTTCAGTCCAATCAATTATATTGTCAGCAGAATCTTCAATTTCTCTATTTTGATCGTATTCGCTGTTAGTATTATTTAGAGTATCAAATGTACCAACAACCCAAACAGCACCATTATCGTTGCCAGTTATTGCTTCTCCTGTAGTAAAGGTTCCTGTTCTATTAATAACTTGTAAGATGTTCGTTGTCTCATCCCAAGACTTAACTTCTGCAGTGACGCCCGTCGTCGTCCCCGTAATTGTTTCCCCAATTGTATAGCTTCCAGTCCCACCCACAGAAAGATTAAGAGCGATAGCACTGCTAAATAAGGTTTCAATCTCGTCAATCTCGGCAACACCAGTTGAAATGTCATCGCTACCTACCTCATAAATTTCTGCGGTCATAATAAAGAATTGAATCTTACCAAACTGGTAGAATGGAGTTTCTCTTTCTACAAATTTGATTTCATACAAATCTTTTGTTAGTGGGAAGTAAAGAAGATCTCCTTCATTTGGTCTTCCAGCAACAGTTAGTGTTGGAGTGTATTGTGCTTCTGCTTCATCCCACCTTCTGCTAGACACAATAAATTTCACCTCGTCAGTAATACGAATACCAAACTTAGAAATAAATTCTGATGTCTCTCCAAAACCTTCTACATTCTGTAGAAGCATCTCCACCTGAAACTGATCCTGATACTTTGAATAGATGACATCATCCAACGTATTATCTTTCAAGATAGTTCTTGGTAGATAATAGATATCTGTTCCGAACAGTTTGATCTGTTCGTCAGCAAGATCCTGAACCAAGTTTTGCTCGCCAGGATGACCTTGATAGTAGGTAGGAAAATAAGGACTAGTAGGCATAGTTCTTAACCAATCATATCCATGGGCGGAATAGCATACTTACTGAGTACTTCGCTTTCTATAGTTGCAATCTCACCGATAGCATCCTCATACAATTGTCTGCCATTGAGAGTAATACCGCCTGGCAGTTGAACGTTATTGTATTTGATTAGGTTCTGTCCCCACTGCTTCTTCATAAGAGCAGTAGCATATTTTTTCACAAACATATCATTATACATCTCAGTAGCATCGTTAGGATCAATGAGACGATGTGCTTCAATCAAGAGCCAGGTATCCTCTTTAAGGAATGACTTATTGATATCAAGATACAAACGATCACGACGCATAGTATATCTAAACTGCTGGAATGATCCGTTGTTGAGGACCATATCCAGTGTCTCCAGATACTGCTTATTCATGTAGTAGTTGAGAATATCAAGTGACCCAAACGCATATAAATCGTTCAGGAACAACTGATACTCAACACCAAAAAGATTGGAGCGGATTGAATTGCTGACTAAACCAAATACTCTAGTGATGCCCACGACATGATCTGGAATAGGAATGTAATTTGTTGCCTCTTCCCAATTTGTAGTTCCAGATGATGTAGTATCTTCACCATCAAATCTTGTTAGATCATCAGCATTAATCTTGTGTCTTAGGTATGCTCTCTCCATACCATTATAACAATTCTCTTGAAAGAATTGTATGGTATCGTCAATAACATTATTTACCTGCTCGTCATCAATATTGATCTGTAGAACAGGTTCGCCAAGCTGTCTTTTACAATAAGTGATGAGATCAGCTCTTGAACTTGGAGATGCCATTACACACAAAAATCCCTTCTTACCTATTTAGGAAGAAGGGATTTACAATTATTCTGCTGGCGAACCTTCCTTAGGTTCTGAGTCTCCTTCTAGAAGTCCTAAAGTTTCAAGACCACCTTGAAGTTTTAGTTTATATTCTTTTGCTTTAACAAGATTTTCTTCCAATTCAGAAATTTGTTTATCTGCCTGAGCAAGTTGCTCTTCAAAATTTTTCTTTAGAGTTTCAGTATCCATGTCCTTTATGTAGAATAATATGACGAATTATTTATACTGTTATGATGTGATGGTTTGAAGAGTAGCGTCAGGAAGGCGAACAGGATAGTAGGTGAGGCGAGATATTATTTTAGAATTATTTCCGAGGCCAACAAAATTCAAAGAAACACTTCCTGCACTTGGATTTGGAATTGATCTGTTTCCGACAGTTGTAGAAGTCACAAGACTGGAACCTCCTCTTACTGCAGATTTTATTGTATCTGAACCATTGTACTCAAATCCATAAGCATACTTGTAAAACCCTCCTGTTGGAGCAGATATTCCAGTTAGAGTATTTGCAGTTTCTCCTGCAGCATATGAACTTGTATACCAACCTACTTCAGACCAAATTCTATTTTCGCCAGCAGTACCAGCAAGTTCTATCATTCTAGATTCTCCACCTATACGAGATCCTTCAATAAAAACTGTAGAACTATCATAGTTATACCAGCTACTAAAATTACTTCCAGTAATACTTGCAACATCAGCGGCACGTGTTACCGTTGATCCACTGGTGGGGATGTAGGAGGTGGGGAAGGAACCTGTTTCTAGTTGGGCGCCCCAAAGTAGTAGAGTAAATGGAGTAGAAACTGGATCAGTAGTACCCCCTGGTCTAGTATCTACATATGTTAAATTGTAAAGCTGACTAGAAGAGTTAGAAAAACCAACATCTCTAGACAATTTATACCATTTTCCATCATCTGGTATAGTTACATAACTTCGATAAGCATCTGCTCTGCCATAAAGGAATGTAACGGAGAATCCACTTATATTTTTTACCCAAAAACTAAAGTGAAATTGAGTGTCGGCGGGAACTGTGCCATTAAATCCATCATATAGATTATTTTGAACTCGATCAACATAAAGCTGCGTACAATTACCAGTTGTCCCATCAGGTAATAAGTTTCCAGATACAACTGTTCTAACACCATTTACAGCTCCAGTTGGGGTAGATGAATTAGGAAAATAATTTGTCGCTGCCCCCTCCACCAACAACCCCAA